ACGTGTACGTGATGCATGGCAGAGAGCCTACGGCGGAAGAAATGCCCATAAGGTTGCAGTCTTGGAAGAGGGCATGAAATTTACTCCCATTGCAATTCCAAATAATGAGGCTCAGTTCCTGGAAACCAGAAAGTTTCAGATTGAAGAAATCGCAAGGCTGTATCGTGTACCTCTCCACATGATTGGCGACCTTGACCATGCTACATTTTCCAACGTGGAACACCTGTCTTTGGATTTTGTGAAATACAGCCTTGACCCCTGGATTGTCCGTTGGGAACAGGGACTGCAAAAGGCACTCCTTTCAGATTCAGAGAAAGGACAGTACTTCATCAAATTCAATGTTGACGGACTACTTCGTGGTGACTACGCATCAAGAATGCAGGGATATGCAACAGCAAGACAGAACGGCTGGATGTCTGCTAATGATATTCGTGAAATGGAAGATATGAATATAATTCCTGCCGAAGAAGGCGGAGATCTGTATCTTTGTAATGGTTCCTTTACAAAACTCTCTTCAGCAGGGGCATTTGCAAATCAAAATCCAGAAAAGGAGGAAACCAAATGAAGAAATTCTGGAACTTCATGAAAAATGAAGACACTTCTGAAACAGAACTTCTGTTTAACGGACCTATATCGGAAGATACCTGGTGGGGTGATGAAATCACACCTGCCCTGTTCCGTGATGAACTTTCAAAAGTAAGCGGAAATCTGACAGTCTGGCTGAACTCACCAGGCGGAGATGTGTTTGCCGCAAGTCAGATTTATTCCATGCTGAAAAATCACAAAGGCAAGATTACTGTTAAGATTGACGGCATTGCCGCCTCTGCTGCGTCTGTTGTAGCAATGGCAGGAGATGAAACTTTAATTGCACCGACCGCCATGATGATGATTCACGACCCCAGCACTTGTGCTATGGGCAATAAGGCAGATATGGAAAAGGCTATAACACTTCTGGAAGAAGTCAAGGAATCTATCATCAATGCTTATGAAACAAAATCACATCTCAGCCGAAACAAGATAGCAAAGATGATGTCAGATGAAACCTGGCTCAATGCTAAAAAGGCTCATGAAATGGGTTTTGTGGACGGTATTCTCTTTGCAGATAAAAAGAGTCCTTTTATACCTGAAAAGGAAGAAGAGGAAGAACCCGATGAAGATGAGGAAAAAGAGGAGGACTCTCTTACAGCAATGACTTATTCAAAGTCAAAGAACATGTCTGCATTTTTATCAAAAGTATCCGCAACGGCAGAACCCGCCAATGGTACACCTATAGAGCAGTTGGACAAACGTCTGGCACTTTTAAAATATTGAGGAGGAATTTTTTATGACTATTAAAGAACTGAGAGAAAAAAGAGCAAAGGCATGGGACGATGCAAGAGAATTTCTTGACTCAAAGCGAAATGACAGTGGTCTACTTTCCGAAGAGGACAGCAAGACCTATGATGCCATGGAACAGAAGATTGTCGCATACGGCAAGGAAATTGACCGCCTTGAGCGACAGGAAAAGCTTGCCCGCGAGATGAATGCTGCAACATCTGTGCCGCTTGTGTCTGTACCTGGAGCACATACAGAGCAGTCAGAAAAGACTGGCATTGCATCGGATAGTTACAGCAAGGCGTTCTGGAACAATATCCGCAATCGTAATTTCATTGATGTCCGCAATGATTTGCAGATCGGCACTGATTCGGAGGGTGGTTATCTTTGCCCGAATGAATTTGAAAAGAAGTTAATCGAATCATTGGAAGAAGAGAATATTTTCCGTCAGCTGGCAACAGTGATTCAGACATCTTCCGGTGACCGTAAGATTCCAATCGTGACCAGCAAGGGCGAGGCAGTGTGGATGGACGAAGAAGAAGCATATTCTCTGTCTGATGACGTTTTCGGACAGGCATCTCTTTCTGCTTACAAAGTTGGCACTGCTATTAAGATTTCGGAAGAGCTCTTGAATGATTCTGCTTTTGACTTGCCTTCGTATATTGCAAAAGAGTTTGCAAGACGTGTGGGAGCAAAGGAAGAAGAGGCATTCTTTGTTGGTGACGGTAAAGGTAAGCCGACCGGTATTTTTGCTGATGCTGGCGGTGCAGAAGACGGAGTGACTACTTCCGGTGCGGCAATTACATTTGATGACATCATGGAACTGTTCTATTCATTAAAATCACCATACCGCAAGAAAGCCGTCTGGGTGATGAATGACACCACGGTCAAGGCACTTCGCAAGCTGAAGGACAACACCGGAAACTATATCTGGAATCCATCTGTACAGGCAGGTGTACCGGATATGATTCTCAACCGCCCGTATTATACTTCCAGCTATGTTCCGACTTTAGAAGCCGGCAGCAAGGCGATTGCATTTGGTGATTTCAAGTACTACTGGATTGGCGACCGTCAGGGCAGAACTTTTAAGCGCCTGAATGAGGTCTTTGCCATGAACGGACAGGTCGGTTTTATTGCAAGTCAGCGTGTAGACGGCAGACTTATTCTTCCGGAGGCAGTAAAAACACTGACCATCAAGGGCACTTCCACAACAAAGGCATAATAGCAGAAAGGGGCTGGAGTGGGTGGTAACATTACAAGAGGCAAAAAACTATCTTCGTGTGGATCATAGCGAGGATGATAAGCTCATTCAGGATTTACTTCTGACGGCGAAAAAGCTGTGCATGGACGTGGGAAGAATGGACGAAGAACAGCTTGCAGAAAATGAAGATACGGTGCGGACAGCAATGTTGTACGCACTTGGCTATCTTTATGAAAACCGCAATACAGCGGATTATAAAAAGTTGACGCTAACGCTCCGTTCTATTCTTTTTGCACAGCGTGAAGGAGTGATTTAATGGAGATTGGGAATCTCAATCAGCGAATCACTATTTTGGAGCATAATACCAAAATTGACAGCATCGGCAACCACAAGGCAAAGTGGGAGGAATTATTCTCCTGCTGGGCTGCTGTTAATGTAAAATCATCTTCTGAAACCACAGATACAGGTGTCACCAAAGAGGTCAGCTCTCTGGAATTTACTGTGCGACAGACACCGGATACCATGCGTATCAATTCTACAACCCACAAAATACTGTTCCGTGGACTGACCTATGATATCAATTCTGTGATTCCGAATTACAAGTCTCTGGACTATATGAAAATTGTTGCAGGTACAAGAAAGGCTGGTGATTGCGATGACTCCTGTTGATGATATGGCATCTGAAATTATGAGAGGCTTACAGGAATATGCAGGTTTTGCAGATACAGAAATGAAAAAGGCAGTCCGAAAGACTGCAACTGAAGTTAGAAAAGAGATATCTTCCAATGCGCCAAAGGACACGGGTGCATACTCAAAAAGCTGGGCAACGAAAAAGGTCCGTGAAAACAGTCATTCACTTGAAATGACGGTACATTCCAAAAATCGCTATCAGCTTGCACATTTGCTGGAGAATGGTCACGCCAAGCGTGGCGGCGGTCGTGTATCTGGCAAACCGCATATTGCTCCTGCTGAACAGAATGGCGAAGAATTACTGGAGAATCTTATCAGAAAGGCATTATCATGACATACGAAGAAATTAATGAAATGATGCAGGAAGTTGGACTTCCCTTCGCCTATCACCATTTTGCCGAAGGCGAAAGTCCGAATCCTCCGTTTCTGCTTTTTCTTTCTCCGGGAGAGCATACATTTGGTGCAGATAATCTGATGTATCACAGTTTTAAGATGCTGAATATCGAATTGTACACCGATGAAAAATCCCCGGAAACGGAAGAGCGCGTGGAGGATATTTTAAGACAGCATCATATTTTTTACAACAAATCTGAGGTATGGATTGAGTCAGAACGGCTTTATGAAGTACTATACGAAACGGAGGTTTAAGCAATGGCAAACAAAAAGAACAAGGTCAAGTTTGGTCTGAACAATGTACACTGGGCAAAAATTACCCAGTGGTCAGCTGACGGAACAACACCTGTTTACGCTGATCCGGTCAGACTGCCCGGTGCAGTTTCCCTTTCTATGGATGCAAACGGTGAGAATGAACCATTTTATGCCGATAACTGCGTGTACTATGTGATGAATAATAATTCAGGATACGAGGGAGATTTGGAAATTGCTCTGGTCACTACGGAATTTGCGACTGAAATCCTAGGAGAGATTTTGGACAATAACGGCGTACTGGTAGAGAGAAATGACGCTG